TAGTCATCGGCATCTGCTGCTGGGATGCGGTCGAGGAAGTCGCGGGCGCGTTGAGCGTCAGGTTCTGGGATTCGGATCAGCGGGGCTGGGTCAGGCTGCTTGCGCTGCATCTGCTGCAGCAGGACCGATGGTGCTTCTGCAATGGGCAGATCATCGGGTGATCGATCTTTGAGCCAGCGGTAGGCGCCGGTCATGGGGTGGGCGCCAGCCACTACGGATTGGCAGCCAGACCAGCGCAGTTCAAGCTGTTCGCCCTTGATGGAGCTGCGCAGCTTGGTGGTCTTGATGGTGGCCCAGAACGGTTCGGGGACCTGGTAGATGATCTGAAGCCGGCCATCGCGGCCAGAGGTGACCGCCCAGGACTTGGGTAGATCACGCAGCGGCGCGCCGATCTGCTCGAGGATTTCGGATGCGCCGAGGCCGTCGTGATCGACGAACAACAGGCCGCCGGATTGGGGACCGGCCAGGACGCCGATTGCAACGGCACGGCCGGCATTGATCTCAGCAGCGAGGTGATCGCGTGAGATTGGGGTCTTCTGCCATTCCGGTTGATAGGGACGCTTGTCGTTGCCGACGGCTACAAGCGCCCACGCGGAAGGAAGCCGCTCGAGCTGAGCGACGAGGCTGATCGGGTCCATGCTGGCCTGTGGGGTCCCGAAGTTTAGCTAGCAGGTTGACAGGTTGGACAGTAAATCTTCAGCATCTGAAACAGAGCGGGCCACGCCGGCGACTCCGCCAGCACCACGCACCACGCCCAGCCAGGCCTGCTGCTCTGGTCTGAGCCGACCGGTGGGGGTCTTGACCTCGATGCTGGTGAACACGGCCAGCCGGCGGCCGACCATGTCGGGGGTCACGGTCACGGTCCGCCAGCCGATCAGATCAGCAGAACCACGAGCCAGGCCGAACGTCACCAGCCGACCGGTGCGGGGGTCAGGCAGGCTGCCCACCTGATTGCGGAATAGGCGCAGATCAGAGCGGGAACCGACCGCCAGGCGTATCTGCTGCTGAAGGGTGGTTTCGGCGTTGGCCATCCAACAGCGTTAGCTGGTGCATCACTGGCGGCAGGTTAACGGCGCCCCACTGCTTGGCCATGGCGTCGGCTATGCCTTGATAGGTGCGGCTGCGTTCCTTCCAGCGATCTGGGCTAGGGGGCATCGCAAGGATCCGCTGTTCCCGACCATCGACCACTTCGGTCGCTTTTAGCCGTGGCAGGTTTTTCAGCCACAGGCATGTGGTCTTTGTTTCACCGTGACCAAAATGCCATGGCTGGATGATCTGATCTGGTTTGCAGATTGCGGTACTGATCATGCTGACCGGGTTTTCAATGCACCAGCGGGCGATGGGCGCGTTCATCAGTAGCCGGACAAAGTCCAGCGCGTGATCAGTCAGCGCACGATCTCGACGGCCTGATGTCGTTGCCCACATGCCACTAACCGCCAAATAGGTGCATGGCGGATGAGCCACCATCAGGTCCCAACCGTTGCCGAGCACCTCTTCGACTGGCTGTTTCAAGTGCCAGCGGGGATCGGCCTCGCAATCCAGCAGATCGCAGCTCCATGCATCGTGTCCATGCCTGCGAAACGCATCGCGAACGCGGGCGCTGTATTCGCAGGCGATGAGAACTCGCATCGTCATCGCCCCTTCACCGACCTGGCATAGAGCACATGCTTGGCCCACGCTACGGGGTTGCGCATGTTGCGGGCATGGCCGATGGCGATGAGCTGCTGGAGGGTTTGGGCCTTGCCTTGCTCGCGTCGGCGCAACTGCACATCGATGCGCTTCAGCTCTTTGAGTTCGCCGTCCACCTGCTGCATGGCGCGGCGCGGCTCTGATGCGCAGTTGGCGCCACATACCGGGCACTGCGGCGCCGGCCTGAATGCAGCGAAACACGACGGGCAGGTCCGCACCGATGGCGCGGGTTCTGTGCCACCTGCACGCCGGGCACCATGCTCGAGCGACCATTGGCGAATGTCATCAGGGAAGCCATGACGGGTGACGTTGCCAACGTGATCGAGAATGATCGCGGCATCCTTGCCTGGCGCTGGCCGCAGCACGCGGCCGACTTGCTGCAGATACAGGCCGAGCGATTGGGTGGGTCTGAGCAGGATCGCGACGCTGGCGGCCGGGATGTCGAAGCCTTCAGAGACGACGTCAACCGTGACCAGCACGCGGGTGGTGCCAGATGCAAATGCACCGACCACGGCATCCCGATCGGCCGTCCCGCCCAGCAGCAGCGCTGGGCTGATCCCTGATGTCGCAAATGCGTCTCGAACCGATTCGGCATGAGCGACGTTGCAGCAGAATGCGATCGCCTGCTGTGCATCCGCGAGACGGTGGTAATGGTGGATGGCATCACCGGTGACCGTTGGGCGGGTCATGGCGGCCGCGGCCTGATCGTTGGCGTAGTCACCAGTACGTCGACGGAGCTGGGACAGATCGGCCACGATGGGCGGTGCAAAGATCCGCGCGGGTGACAGGTAGCCGGCAGATGTGAGCATCTGCACTGATGGTCCTTCGATCAGCGCGTCGAAGCTGTCGCCAAGGCCACGGCCGTCAAGGCGGCAGGGTGTGGCGGTGACGCCCAGGCGCAGCGCACCAGGCCAGTGGCTCAGGATGCTGGACCACGAGCCAGCGGCGGCGTGGTGTGCTTCGTCGATGATGATCAGGCACGGCTCCCAGTCGAGTGTGGCAAGCCGGCGCACGAGCGTCTGAACGGATGCGACCTGTACCGGATGCTGCGATGGCTGGATGCCAGCGGCGATGATGCCGTGCTTGACGCCAGCGGCGTCCAGTTTGCTGCTGGCCTGATGGATCAGCTCACGGCGATGCACAAGGATGAGCACTTTGCGGCCGCGTGCTGTGGCGCTGGCGGTGATGGCCGCCAGGATCACGGTCTTGCCTGCCCCGGTGGGGGCCACCAGCAGCGGGGCACGGGCACCTGAGCGGTAGGCATTGCGGAGATCATCGATCGCGCGGTGCTGGTAGGGGCGCAGCTGCATACGGTTGTTGCCATTTGTCGCCCGATCTTATAGCTTGTGGGCTGTTGCGCCACCCCATGGAGAACGCCGACTATCACGCGCATCCGGCCGTGAGCAAGTCAGGGCTTGACCTGATCGCTCGTAGCCCGCTGCATTACTGGGCGCGCTACCTGGACCCGAACCGCGTGCCGACTGAGCCGACGGCTGCGATGCGGTTGGGGACTGCTGTCCACACGCTGACGCTCGAGCAGGATCAGTTCGAGAACCGTTACGTCACGGCGCCGTCAGTTGACCGGCGCACCAAAGAAGGCAAAGCCCGCTGGCTTGAGTTTGAGGCCGAGGCTGCTGGCCGCGAGCTGATCACTGCCGACGATCGCGCCACGATCAGCCGTATGGCTGAGGCTGTCTGGCGTCATCCCGCCGCGGCCATGCTGCTGCATTGGCAAGGCAAGGCCGAGACCACGCATATGTGGACTGATGCCACCACTGGCGTCGAATGCAAGTGTCGGCCCGACTGGCTGACTAACGACGGCAATCTGATCGTTGACCTGAAGACCACCGAGGATGCCAGCCCGCGGGGCTTTCAGCGCAGCGTTGCCACTTATAGATACCACTGCCAAGCGAGCTGGTATCTCTATGGGGTTGAGGTCGCAACTGGCCACCGGCCTGATCAGTTCATCTTCATCTGTGTCGAAAAGAAGCCGCCGTTTGCCGTGGGCGTTTATGCAGCCGATGCGGAGATGATCCAGATCGGCGCCGAGACGGCTGCGCGCGACCTCGAGGTGTACGCCACCTGCAAGGCCGCTGATGTGTGGCCGAGTTACAGCGACCAGATCGAGCCGCTCAGCCTGCCTGCATGGATGCGGCCGCGGGCTGATGGATCACTCCCTAACCCACCTGAGATCGAGACCTACTGATGGAATCCACAGCACTCACCACCACCAGCACCGGCTCGGTGTTCAGCGGTATCCAAGCCTTCGAGGATGCCCAGCGCATCGCCAAGGCGTTGGCCAGCAGTACCTTGATCCCGCCGCAGTTTCAGGGGCAGCAGGGTTTTGCCAATTGCTTGGTTGCGCTTGAAATCGCCAATCGGATGGGCATCAGCCCTTTCTTGGCAATGCAGCACCTGCATGTGATTCACGGTCGGCCGAGCTGGTCCAGCAGTTTCATCATCGCGATGGTGAACGGCTCCGGCCGGTTCAGCCCGCTGCGATTTGAGATCAGCGGCGAAGGCGACAGCCTGGCCTGCTACGCGATCGCCAGCGATCTTGCCAGTGGCCAGGAGCTGAAGGGGCCGACCATCACGATCTCGATGGCGAAGCGTGAGGGGTGGGCGACGAAGTCGGGCAGCAAGTGGCAGACGATGCCTGAGCTGATGATCCGCTATCGGGCCGCTGCGTTCTGGGGCAGGCTGTATGCCAGCGACATGCTCCTAGGGATGCAGAGCCAGGAGGAAGTGGTGGACATCGAGCCGGTCAGGGTGCGCACGGCTGAGCCTGAGCTGCCTAAGACAAGCCTCGACGACCTGAACGCGCAGATCGCCGTCGAGCCTGAGCCTGAACCGGTGGAGGTGATCAGCGATGAACTCTTCTGATTATCTGACCGGTCCCCAACTGGCTGAGCGTTGGGGGCTACACCCAGACACATTGATGCGCTGGCGCAAGGCGGGCAAAGGTCCGCCGTACTTCAGAACCCCTGGGTTCGTGCTCTATCCCCTGGCCGAGGTGGAGCAATACGAAAAGGCCAACACCATTACCCACAATTCACAATGACACCACTCGAAATCATTGCAACTGTGTTGCGTGCCAGTTGCCATCAATTCATTGGCCGCTTAGGTGCTGATGTTGAAATTAAGTATTTTGACAATGGCAATGCCGTTGCCAAGGGCCGAATTGCCATCAACAAGCCTGGGGCCAAACGTGATGACGGTCAGCCGCCTGACTGGTTCACCGTCGAAGTCTGGGGACAAGAAGCCCAGGCATTTATGGATCAAGTCAAGAAAGGCGACCGCATCTGCGTCACTGGCCGGGTCAAAACCAACAAGTGGACAAGCAAGGCCGGCGAAGAACGCGTGGATTTGATCATCACGTCTGAGGCATGGCGCAAGATGGACCAGATGGTCGCCGCCGCCCCTCCCGCACCTACAGCGCAGGTCGCGGCTGAGAGCCTAGCGGCTGCCACTGGCGGAGATGTTGTTCAGGCTGATTGGTTCTGATTCATGATCATCAGCTCCAGGCGCGCGATCTCATGGACTGCGGCCTGGAGCATTTCCTGCTGGCGGTAGTTCTGCCGTAGCAGTTGCGCTGCCAATTTGCCGATGGTGCCATGTTCGGCCAGGCCGCGGCAGTTGCTCTCAAGCTTGAACAGCCGCTCTGCTGGGATCTCGACCTGCATCCATTTCCCGAAGTCCATCGATCTGGGGCAGTTGCCCCATGTTGCCCATGAAATGCCCAGACTGTCGCAGCAAGAACCACAAGGTCCCGGTCACCAATGGCCAGATGGACGATCAGATCGTTCGCAAGCGTGTCTGTGGCGACTGTGGCCATGTCTGGTTCACGGTCGAGGTAGAGGTGCCAGACCATGCGATTGGATGGTCCGGTACCCTGCAACACAAGCCAGTGCTGCGGGTGTCAGTTGAGGTGACGACTGGCATGGTCCCCATCGGCGGCGCCCAGGTTGAAGATGTAACAGAATGCGACAGTCAGGGGTGACGGTGCACTGTCTGCGGTGTATCGTTTGCGCACGGCCGAGAGGCCACCACCCACACCACCATGACCACCAATCCCTGGATTAACCGCTGCGCTGCTTTAGCGCTGCTGTTCATGATGTATGCCGTCGGCATCAGCGTCGGCCGCGATCAGGCAATGCAAGTGCATTACCAGCACCCCGCCTGCCATCAGGGGCTGAAGCCATGACAATTAAGCAATTGCCTACCGAGTACGAGTACCCAACTGCAGAACAACTGCGCCGTCTTTATTTCATTATTCAGTGCGAAGATGACTACGGTGCTCGTCATGCGCCTGTTCGTTTTGGCAGAGCTGTATTGGCGCTTTGGGGTGCCAGTGGTTACCTGCAAACGCATCAACCAACCGATGCGCAGCTTTCTGTTCTTGCATTACTGTCCGATGACTGAACGCCGCTTCTACTTCCAGATTCGCAGCGCCAATGTGATCGAGGCGATCACGGCGCACAGCATCATTGAAGCTCAGCAGATCGCTGCTCGTGACGGCTGGCTGCCGTATTGGTCCGAAATTGAATGGCTTAATCCTGAACCCTCAACCCATGAGTGACACGATCGACGCTATGCTTCCGTGGGCATGGCATGAAGAACCAGACGACAGCAAACACGGCGAAGGCATCAGCCGGCCGCGGCATGGCGCTCAGACGCGCGAGTACCGCGTGCTGGTTCGCAAGGCTCACGCGCAGCCGATGGTCTGGATCACGCAGGCTGAGACCAAGCGCCACGCGCTGCGGTACGCCCAGAACCGCTGGCCGAATGCAACGGTGGAGGTGATGAGCTGATGTGTCCAGCTTGCAGCAGCGACGACACCTGCGTGATTGAGTCGCGCATCACTGCCGCCGGCAACCGCCGCCGCCGTCATGAATGCAACGTTTGCCACCACCGCTGGACAACCTTGCTTCATGGTGTTGCAGCGCCCCGGCCAAGCCAGCCACGGGGAGCAATGCCGCAGCGGACCAAGCTGGCGGCAACGCAGATCCGCGCAATCCTGCTCGATAAGCGGCCACATCGCGCGGTTGCCCGTGAGCTTGGCCGAAGCGCTGAAGCAATCCGCCAGATTCGTTTTGGTGCTATCCACGCCCAGGTCCACCCTGAGATCCCCAGATGGGAACAGCCCATAGCCCCAGTGGTATCTGATGCCAGCTGCTACAAGTGCCAGCACTGGGCGCAACGCTGCACCTTTGACTATCCCGATCCGATTGAGGAAGGGCCGGGCTTTGCCAACGACTGTGCCATGTACGAACAATGACCGACCACATCCGCGCAAAGCTCGAGGCCTTGATCAGCGACTCGAGCATGTTCAACGCCGGCCAGCTGGAAGAACGCCGTCGGCTGCAACTGCTGCTGACTGCAAGGGTGGACGAGCTGCGGAGCGGTCCTACCGTGCCGCAGGTGAGCGCCATTTGCGCTGAACTGCTCAGGATCCGCCAAGCCCTCGAACCATGCTGACCAGCAGCCAACTCGAACAGCAACGCTCAGACATGCTTGAAGCGCTTTATCACGCGAGCGGCCGCACCTGCGGCACCTATACCGGGCTGTGGCAGGAGTTCAGCCGCGACATTGCGGCCAACTTCCGCGACACCGATTACGCCGATCTTCACGCCGCCTGTGTGCTGGCGATTGGCGAGACCGAGAGCCATCTGGCCGATAAGCACGCGCAGCAATGCATTCGCATCTGCCGGCAGTTTTTGCTGAGGGGCAAATGGCTCTAAGCGATCGCCGTCCCAATGGCAAAGGCCGCAATTTTACGGTGAACATCCGCATGAGCCGTGAAGAGATCGAAGCGGCGCGCAAGCTGGGCGACGGGAACATCAGCATGGGTTTTCGCCATGCGATCCGCTACGCCTGCTGGAAGAACATGCGCCCGGTCAAGCTCAGCACCCTGCTGCGGTCCGCGTCGGTGATGGCCGCTGCGCTCGAGGATGGCAACCATGAGTGATCCAATCAACCACCCCGACCACTACCGCCAGAACGACGGGATCGAGTGCATCGACGCGATCCAGGCAGCGCTGACGCCTGATGAGTTCAGGGGATTCTGCAAAGGCAACGTGCTGAAGTACGTCTGGCGCGAGCAGCACAAGGATCCCGAATCCTTAAAGAAAGCCCGGTGGTATCTAGACCGCCTTCTCGGCACCATGGAGCCATGAAACTGCCGCACCTCAACTGGCTCGAGCGCTGGGCGTTGCGGCTTCTGCATCGCAGC